GCTTCAAATTTTGATGAAGAAAATCTACTTAGTCCTTGATTTCCTTTAAGGCTGATAAATCTATTTTCATCAAATCCTGATTTATTTAACGTTTTAAGCATAGACTTATTTAAAACTCCTTGTCTACCACCAGCTTCTGCTGATGCTTGTCTATATCCTGAGTTAATATTTGTTCCTAAAAACCCTTTATTTGGATTAGCTTTCATATAAGTAGTCCTACCCTCACGATTAGCCTGTCTTTGACCTTTGTTAAACTGTCTAACACCTGCACTTTTAGAATACAATGGAGCTGCCTCTAATGCCTGTGCTCCAAACGATGCTAACTGTTGAAACCCTTGTGTCGTTGCCGCTGCTGCTGCCTGACTAGCATCTGCTGATGCCATTTGTGCTCCTGCAACCTCACCTAAATCTAGCTGAACACCAACGTCACGAAGCCTTGAATCTTCTTGAGCTGCTGCCCTATCTAACCCAATCAGTTCCTGACTCATTGCTGACCTAATACCTTGCTGACCTTGCTGTTGTGCCAACTGAATCCTACCAACACCTGCTACTGCTCCTCTCTCAGACTCTCTTGCCGCATCAACACCCATAGCTCCTTGCACCAATAAAGCCTCACGCTCTAATTCATACGGTAGTTTATTAATAGCCAAGGCATCTAGGTAGTTTACATCTAATTTTTTTCGTGCAGCATCCATCATTTTTTCTGCATCTCTTTCAGCTTTCTCGCCTAATCTTTTTTGTTTACCTGCCTGAAGGAATGACATACCCATTGACGCTGCAGTTTACGTTATACCTACTCCTGCTACTATTCCTGCCATAACTTTTCTTTTTTATTGTATTCTTCCATGGTTATTGAAAAAAAATTATTTTCTATGTCTTCCATGTTTTTAGTATTTGTTGGATTAGCTATTATATTTATCCAAACACAATCCTCCACACATTTAATTAGCCTTTTAGTTCCCTTTAAAGAATAAGACCAACAGGGAGCTATATGTTCTACAGTTTCGTTGTCAGCCTGCAATATAACTTTCCCAGACAATAAAAACCAAAAATGATTGGTATGGTGTATGGCACTTATGACTACACTACCTGCCTTCATTTTCATCTGACGCATATATAATCCATCAGAAAAATTGTTTGTTATTGGAAAATGTTCATTGTTAACTAAATTTTTACCATCTCCAAATGTTTGTTCATTATCACTTTCTATAAGTATGTTTTGTAATACCTCTAGTTTTTTTATAAAATTAACTGATAATTCGCTATTCATTTAATATAATATACTTTTACTTCAAAGATACTAATTTTATGGAAATGATTTCATAACCTCTGACTCAACTGCAAACAACTCAACAGCACTTGTGTTATTATTAGTTAAAGTAAACACAGCATAGTGACCTAACAATCCATGTGACTCAGCGGTTCCGTTCTTTATAAAAAAATAATATGCTGGCGTAACTGGAGGCAGGTTACCAATAGGTGTACCAAGTGGGTCATTTAGTGGCCTAGTTATAGTGGTGTCAACCACTAAGTAATTCTCTGCGTTTGCAATGTCTTCAAACCTATCAGTCACCTGACCTATTAACGTAACAAGGTTTCCTACCTTGGTGTACAACAAATCCCCAACGCTTATAATGTTTCCAATGCTTATAAGTGGAGCAGTACTAAAGTTAATGCGAACAGCCGAAGGGTCTGTTAAGTCAGCGAAAGTATTATTACCAATACCATTTGCCGACCTTAAAGGATACTGATCTGAATTCGCAGGGTTTATATTAGAAGCCCTAATGTATCCAAAGAAACCACCCTCCTTCTCCTCAAAGTTGCCAGAAGAAATAAAATTACTAGACTGTTGGTCGCTATTTAAACTAGCACTCCATGCCGAGTCTGACTCTAAAGACAGTGTCTTAAAAATCTTGTTCATCAAAGGCTCGTCATTTAACACAGACGTTATAGACGAAAGGTAGTCAGTACCGTAGTACTGATTCCTTTTAATGTTTGTGTTATGTCTGTAAAGGTCTCCCCCCTTAAATGTGTAGAAGTAGTTATTCATTCCAACCATCCATTCAGGAAAGTAAGAATAAAAAGATGGGAACCCTTTTACCCCATCGTCATATGTTAATGTATAGTTTGGCATAGTTATTTATTTATGGATTTACACAATTTCCTGACGTATCACATTCCTTAAAACCTAATACTTGATTGTTTGATATTTCCATTATTTTAAATGTTCCTGTCAGAGTGTTTGTGCTTGTCTCTGCGTAAGCGTAAAAACCGTTTGCCAATCCACCAACAATAGTGTCACCTGCTGCTATACTAAAGTAGTTAGTTCCTTCAATAGTACCAAAACCAGCACTTACAAGGTAATTAGTTGAACAAAAACTATTACATACGCTAGAAAGTTCTGACCTAAACATTGTATTTGTTGGAGGGCAACTTGGACCCGATATAAGCACACCCAAAGAAGAACTCGATTCTTCACGATAAAAGTTAGAAAACTTCTCCTTGTAAAAACCATCTGAAACAGGCGTAACTAATGTGTTATCGGTAAATATTTGAGATGTTGTACTAAACTGATCACCCAAAGCCATAAACACATTCACACTTGTGCTTGTTACACAAAACAAATCATTTGCAGAACTAGCGTTATATTGTAAGTTTATTGTATTCTCCGTGCATCCAGTACAAGCCTGTTGAGAAAGTAACTTACAGTTAGCTAGTTGCCTAGAAATTACTCCGTCAGAATACCAACCATCAGGTGCACAGGTTGTTAAATTTGCAGTCGTAAATATTCCTGTAGCTGTTGACAGGGTTGGACCGTTTAAAAACAAGGTTACGTTTGATGCCATATTAATTGTTTACACTAAAGTTTAGTAAAGTTACTATATATTTTTTTCTTTTTATATCAACGCTAATTTTAACAAAAGTTATTTTACCAATTCGTAGCAAGACATCTATCCTGTTATTTTTTTTTGCGTTTGCTTTCCAACTATTTGTATACTTCATAATTATGTTTAAGGTTCTGCACTACAACCACAGCAAGCGTCAAGCGCACTTGTTGTTGAGTAACACATTTGTAACGACACAGGCTTTCTGTAGTCGTATATTAAGTACAGGTAGTCGCCTGTATTACCTGAAGGCATTGTAAACTCTGAAAGATATGTCGAAGGTGCTCCAGTTGAGTTAAGTACACCAGTCGTCGACGCATTTATCAATAACTGTATTGCAGCCGATGTGTTTGCATACAATGTTCCACTTCTTAAATACTTAAAATTATTTGGTGGGTTAGAGAATACAAACGTGTCTGTTGGCGCAATTTTATTAGATATTATAGAAACAGTAGCACCATCAGCAGGTATAACACCTGCACCCTGAGGTCCTGACACAGAGCTGTATTGAGAAACAATAGGGTAGCTAGGATAAATATTAGTTATCTTTAACTGAACCTGCTCCTGATGTAAAGGAGAAACAAACGATCCGTCCACCCATCTGTACTGGTTGTGTATAAACTTACCTCCGTCAAAACTATCAGACACAGATACTTGAATTATTTCTATAGTTTTAGCGGCAGGACAAAATACATCTAGGTTTATATCTGCAGCAACGGCTCCTGTAAAAGTAAGCTGAACAGTTTCAACTAAAACCTTGTCTTTATTAAAGGTAATTGTATTAACACCCTCGACTAAGTTTGTTGTAATGGTTGCCCCGTCGTATAAAGTTTTTGCAGTAAAAGTTCCTGTCTGAGAAAATGCAACATTGACAGTAATGGTCACATTCCCAACTAGTTGGCTAAGGTTAAAACAGAAAACCTTTTCTGTTAGACTATATTGAAAAAATTGATTAACACCACAATCAAAGCACTTTACCTTAAAAGGAAGTGGCTCGTCATTAAGCGAGAACACATACTCATCCATGTAAGGATCATAACCTCCAAGCTTCTGAGTGTTTGGTGATGCTATAAACTTATCTCTAAACCACGAACGCATACCAGCCTCAGATATTACCGTTAGTTGCTCATTAGAATAAGCACTACCAGTCAACTGAATTAATGCACCACGTTTTTGGTCAGAAAAATATTTATTATAACCGTACACTGCAAAACTTTCTGGATTGGCGCTTATTCCAAACTCTTCAAGCCTAGCAATCTGGGTTCCTAATACTTCTGGGACAGACGTAATAGAACCACCCGCAGCAGAATCAGAAAGTAAATTTTTTCCTGCTAGAACGTATGATATCTTATCCTCTTGTAATGTAAGAACGTCCGTACTTCTTGCAAATAATTTTTGTATTGGTCCAAACGATTCTTCTGTTTTCTTAAAGTTTAGCAACCCTAAGTTAAACTCATTTAGTTTATTCACATTGCTCTCGTCGTTGTAGATACCACTATAAGTAATATCAGAAAATCTGTTAGCCTGCCTGTAGTCCTCAGCAGATGTTGTCGTAACTCTGTTTCCCAAAAGTAATGGAGCCCCAACTATTGAGTCTCTAATTTTATAGCTCTCTACACCATTCCCAAAGGTAAAGCAATTAAAAAAAGATGTGTCTATAATTGCAGGCTGAGTTAGCGTCTGAGACTGAACATTTCCTAAGTGAGAGTTTTCTACTGTGGCGCTAGTAATTACTACATTTCCAGGAACATTAGGCGGTGTAGAAGATGATGTAACCATTGAATTACAGTCGCCATTTATGTTCTGTATTGAACCACCAGGACTGACCGTCACCTGCTCTTGAACTCCTTGGAATGTATACTCAAAAGCAATTGGGTTTGGTTCAGCAGACGCAACGCTTAGTTTAAATAAACATCCTGCCTTAACAATATCAAATGTTTCAGAACCCTCGTACCATACATCTGGTTGTGCATCAGTTGGCTCAGTTTCAAATACTATAGTGCTCTCCGTTCTAAATATTTCAAATGTAATACAAGAGTTTGACCTTCTTTTGTTTTTAGTCCCACAAGCCAAAGTCCCTGTGGTTATAAAAAGTATTTCGTTTGTTTGAGGGTCTTTAAACCATTTGTATTTGTTTGTGGTTTCGGAACCATTTCCAAGACCATAATTATTATTACTATTAATAGCTAATTGATCGTCATATTCATTTTCAATATCTGGTCCATTTCCACCAACATCTTTTACACCCGTGTCAATAATATTTCCAGCATTGTCTCCATTCCACCATTCAATAATATTGTCATAGTCTTTAGACGCAGTTAGCGTGGTTTCTAGTCTGTATGTCCTGCGCTCACAACTTAATTGACCAGAACCCGAACCCCTTCTTGTAAAATCAAAATCAATTTTTATTCTACTACCAGCAGGAATAGTAAATGGAGAAAACTGATTTGTGCTGTCAGAGTCCCCACTTAAACCTCTATAAACACCAAGTACTGTGCTTCCCCTTCCTCTAGAAACAGAGCACTGCTTCCCTGGTAATATAAATGGGTTGTCCCCTAATGCAACAGAAAAATCCTGTGCCTTAATTTTCATGTATGTACCTGAAGGAATAGAAATATCTTCGTTATTCTCATTTTGAGGAGGAGGGGTTAAAAAGTCTGCCTCCTTAGCGCCCTTATCTAAAACCGTTGCATACGCACACCTGAGTAATGGACCCTGACTGTCTGCCTTTACAATGTACCTGTCACCCGTTTCTACTTTCCTTTGGTTCTCACCCTCTAATAAAAAATATGTCTCGTTAGTGGACGGGTCAACAAAAAAAAGATTGGTGTATATTGTTTCGTAATTTTCCGTACTAGGCTTTATAACAAACTTATATTTTGTTGCCCAGAAAGGTGGCTTTTGCTGAACAGGTATAGTTACCTTAAGATAATTTTTCTGATCTGAAAACCCACAAGGTACGTGTTCACTATTTCTTTGGCTAACCAAAGCCGTAGACGACCTGTTAAATTCATCCATGTAAACAATACCTATCTCATAATCCCTGTTGCTATGTAAACTTTTTGTGTTGCTTATTGTTTGAAAAGAAACCTCTGCAAAATTCCAATTGTAATACTCGTACGCACTCTGTGTAGGTGTGGTTACATTGTCTACCCTTCTCATAGAAATCAACTCGATTCCTATTGTGTTTGAACCTGGAGAGGTTATAATGCCTAAGGGCTGATTTGCTGATGATATACCGCTCTCGTACTTTGTCCAACTAGGTGTAAGCGAGCTGTCTAAAACGTTTGGTATTGCACAGTTAATTATGTCAGTCAAGGTATCACCCTGGCAAGATGTTTCAACAAGGGGATCAGAACTGTAAACAGGTTTTATGGTTGACACTATACCTATTTTTTCTTGGAAGTCTACGCTTATAGCTAAATCGTATACGCTACTAAAATCCTGAGGCAATACATAAGAAAATACAAAGCTTGTTGTTGTGGTTGTTTCACTTGGTGTGCTTCCTGCAAAAGAGTTATGAATAAAACTTGCGTCAATAGAAATAAGAGATCCTGAAACTAAATCAAAACCATTCAAGTCCATAATCAACTGAGCATTAGTAATAGTATTACTAAAACCAAATGTGTATCCAACACTACCAAAAGTATCAACGACATCCTCTCGACCTATAATCTCTGAAATTAATTCAGTTTCATACTCAAGTCTAACAGGAGAATTATTTATGTCTACTAGGTTATAGTTCTCAATGTAGTTTCCATACATTAACCTATTGCCCATTAATGTTTGAGCCTGAGCCAATAAAGGAACGTTGTCGTAAAGCCTTAATAATTCTGACTGCGGTAGTATGGTAAATATTTTGCTGTTCCTAAACTCAAACGTGTAGTTGGTATTGTCAGCAAGACCTAATTCAGATTTTTTAATTTTTTCTACAACCTTAATAACAGTACCGCTGCTGTCCTTAAATAACAAATCAATGGCAGTAACCAACGAACTACCTGAGTTGTAGGTTATTACTGCGGTATTAAACCTATTTATCATACCCTCGTTTAAGTACGATTGGGGACTAAAGCTAAAAGGATTTGTAAGAAACGCAGCATCTGAAAACTGAGACGTTGCTGAGTATTCATCATCCTGGTACTCATACCTGTATGCAAAGGAAATAAACCTTTCCTCTAAATAATTTTCATCACCACCACTTGTTGTAGTCATTTCAACAGTTGGTGCGTTCTGGGGTGGTTTTTTTATAACCAACAATGACTCAAAAAATAAAGCAGCATCACCATCACCATCAACAAGCGGAGTTCCGCTAGGACTGTCGTAGTTACGTAGGGTGTTTAAGAACCTAGGAGGGTTATAATTATCTGTCCAGAATAACAATCCGTCCAATAAATTAATTCCTGTAATAAGAAATTTTTCACTAAAGTTTAAAGTTGTTTCTGTAGGAGTTGTGCCACCCTTAGATACGCTTATTGCGTGGTATATTAGGTTGTTAGTGGTTGCATTAAAAGAAACTATTAAGTCCAACTTGCCTGTTGGAGACGAAGTAAAGTCAGAGTCATGAATAAACCAATATAGCGTTTCATTAGCACTATCATCATAAGCACCAATACATCTAGCTAAGTCACTCAAAAAATTTCCATTGTAGCTTAAGGATGTAAGCTTGGTGTTTCCCTTAGAGTTTTCAACTGCACCTACCTCGGTAGACTCAGAAGAACCTAGCCTTACGTTTAATGCGTCAATATATTGTCCGTTTGGAACGAGTCGCTCGTCAACGGATTTATTCATCTTACCTGCTATGAAGTTTCTTTGAATTGTACCCATATTACTTTATCCACTTATCTTTACCCCTCAGGCTCATTAATAACCTCCCTGGGTGTATATTGCTTAATCTTATCTTTGCGTTCCTTAGAAGTGATGATTTAGCCTTCCTAGCCCTATTCACCACATACTCCTGAACCCCTAACTTAGAATTTAAAATTTGGTAACTAATATATGCGTAAACATAATCTTCAAATAATTTATTTACAGTCACCTGCGTGTCGTCGCCTCCCTCCATACCGTCAGATATGTATTCCAGTATACAGCTATTGTTCGCCATTGTAGAGTCAAAGTTTATTACGCCTGCCTTTTTATCAATCCTGAACGTAGGGTTAGCGTTTGCCGTTTCCGTGTTAAGACCAAACCTAGCACCAACAGCAAAGTTAAAGTACCAGCAACCTTCATATTCGTAGCCTGTCAATCCATTATATGGGCTCAGGCTATTTAAGTATATGCTTGGTTGTTGACCTATAATCCTGTCAAAATCTAAGGAAGAATATTCTGGCTGTAGAGCCTTACCATCCTGATCAAAAAGTATTCTAGTGTCGTTAGCCTGCAAGTAAGCCTTGGAAGAATTTACTTGAATATTTTCTACCATTGGTCTTATTACACCATTCTGATAGTAAGATATCCTAACCCAGTTTACATAATCAGAGGGCAAAACAAACCTAAGCTCTTCAGAAACAGTTAGTTGCAATACCTTTACCTCCTTAAAAGCATCATAGTTTAATTCCTGTATTGCTCTCTTTGCATGAAAAAGTATCTTAAACCTCTCCTCGTTGTTTACCAAAGAGTGGTTGCCTGAATACATTAACTGATAGTTTACAACTATGTCCTTCAAAGAGACGTATTGGTAAGAACCCCAGTTTTCATTTTCTGGTGCTGCACCTCCGTTTTCGTAATATTGGTATTGGCTAATGTATGACATATCTATTTCTCGCTATTAGTTTCGGTAGCATCTACAGCACCTGCGTATTGTACAACCGATGCCTCCCTTATTGAAACACCTGCGTACTGTAATATTTTCATTGTTAAATCCGTGGCGTCGTCTGCAAACAACTCAAAGTCTTGGTAATCAGATTGACTCTGGTCAAACACAGGCTCGCTATTGTTGCCTAGGTCTACATAGGTCCACTTAGGAACTTTAGGGTATCGTATGTATTGACAGGTAACCGTTGGGGCCACTGTTGCTAAAGGATATACTGTTGCAACATTTCCTTCTGTAGTGTAAGCAGGAAACATTGTGGACGGGGCTGTTAACGGTGAACTATTTAATAGTAAAATTTTACCTTGCTCAATCCTTTCCAACTCAGTACCTCCTATAAATATTTTATTTATTAAGTAATAATCAGACCCTGTTGTATTAACAGATGGTAAAAAAAAACTGTTTAATGCTGGGGTATTTTGGGTTAAGTTTATTGTTACCGAAAAGAAATCAATAACCTCAGCATATCCCTTCTTAATGTCAGCATAGCCTGTACCTGACGACCTTTGATTTTCTTTGTTTACTTGGTAGTTATATGCATAGAAGTAGTCCTCAAATAAATCCATCTGAGCTTGCTGTGCGTATAAATTAAAATCTTGTGGAGAGATATATCCGTAGTTGTTTTTATTTAATACGGCTAAAACTGTGTTTCGTATATCGTTTATCATCCTTACTATTATTTATACAAATATAGTTAAAAAAAAGAGGTCTACTTTTTTAGTAGACCTCTCTTAGCTTCATGTAAAAATAAACTAATTATGCGTTTACAATACTTGTTACAGTTTTAGGTAAAGCAATAGAATACATTGGTCTTGTCCAGCTTGTAATTAAAGCTTGCTCAACAGCATTTAATATAGCTGAGTAAACATCATGAGCAACTTGTGCTGAAGTTGTTACCGTAGTAGTAGTACCATCAACATAGTCAATAGTTACTGTAGTTGCAGTAGCAGTTGCAGTAGAAATTGCTTTTACTCCGTTAAGACTGATTATTTGACCAGTAATAGGAGCGTTTGTAACTTTAAGAAATTTTTCCATTTTATAAAAAGTTTTTAATGGGTTAATAAAGCACAAAGATAGGCAAAAAAAAAAGAGACCTTATTTCTAAAGTCTCTTGAATGATAAAACAACCCCCTAAAATATGTTATACCATTGACTGCAAATCTAATTCAAATAAATTAATTATCCAATATTTTTTCTAAATGTTTTAAAGACTCTATTCCATCGTCCGATTGGAAAAAGGATTACACAATATATATCGGATCTTCACCGTATGGTATTGTACAAAGCCTTGTTTTATTAGTCTTGGTATTGAAGAACACTTCTTTATTTTTGTTTCTGTATTTTATAAGACCGTCCTCAAAAAGTTTATGTACCGTTGATTGAAGTTTTAACACAGGGTCGTTTATGATAGACATAAATTCTTGCGGCTCTCTTTTAGCGTAAACTAAAACATCTCGCTTCATTTCATCTGTGCTAACTCTAGACGGGTCTTTAGAAAACAAAACTCTTGTCAAGGTCTCTAACTGTGCCAGTGATAAAGAACGTGCCTCTATCATTGCGTCAAGCTCTATGTTAATGTTTTCAACAACCTCTTGTGCGTCTTTAGAATTGTCAAGTTCTTTAAACTTAATTCCATTGTGCGGATGTAACTCTAAAAACTTTTGTAATATTTGGTTTGACTTAGAAACCCTTAGGAATCCATCCTCAAAAACAATTGGCTCTATAATTGCGTTGCCATCCTGCTCATCTACAAATGGAGATGATTGATTTCTAGCATAACGTAATTCCCTGTTTACTCCTGTTTCTGGGTCTACCCAAAGAAGAGGAAATCTTCTTGTATGTTTTGTTGCAAGCATTAAAGATAAAGGCGCTGCATTCCTTGTTAACCTGTAGACCTTGTCTACCCTTTGTACTGTAGTTTTCATTAGATATAATTTAAATTTAATTTATAAAAAAAGGTGGCATCCCTTCTAGGGTTTCTGCCACCTCTATATTTAATCTACTTAATCTTGGAAGATAAAGAAGTTGTTTGCACCTAAAGTACATACAGCTCTTTCAGACAAGAAGTTTACCTCCATTGCATCCAAGTCAGAAGTTTTTGCACCACCAGCAGAACCAGTAATCCAAGTCTTGTAACGTCTGTCTTCAGTTTCTGAAGCTCTATACCTTACGTGTAGGAAAGGTCTCTTAGCATTCTTACCAAGGATTTGGTCGTAAACAGTTGTAGAACCTGCAGGAACTAACAATCCATTAATACTACCAGTACCATCAACACCTCCACGCATTGTTGGGTCGTTTAAGTACTTCCAATCAGACTTGTAAAAGTCATAACCTCTACGGAATCCTGTGAACCCTAAATTAAGAGCCATCTCCTCATCATTGTCAAAAAGACCATAAGAAGTTCCACCTGCACCGTAAGAGTTTTGAGCAGCTAACATATCGTCAATGTCAAAACCAAAGTCTCTGTTCAAGAAAATTACATTTTCTTCAATAGAACCCTGCTTGTCTAAACGAGAAATAATAGCGTCAAAGTCTGCCAATGCATTAGGGTTTCCACCCGACCATACATTACCTCTGTTTTGTACTACATAGAACACACCCTCAGAACCTTTGTTTCCAACCTGGTCTGAAGTATTTTGTGCTAACACACCTGAACCTGCTTCAGCAGGAACTGCTTCGATCATTGCAGTCTCTAGGTAGTCATCAAAACGTAATCTTGTTTCGTGCTCAGACTTCAAGTACCATAGGTAACCTGAAGCTCCATTTTCTGTAGTCACCTCAATCCATCCGATCTGTGCCATATCAGAACCTGATACTGAATACTTATCTTTAATGATAATTGGTGAATTCTCGAAGATAAAATCATCAGCCTCTAAAGAACCTTGCATTCCGTTAGTTCCTTTTTTAAACTCAGAACCATAAATAAAAATACTTGCATCAGAATTACCAACACCTGTACCTCCTGTGTAACCTGCCGCATCATAAAACGCAAGCGTTACTTGATTGTTTGCAACGTTTACTGCTATAACAATAGCCTTAAACTCTCCTGAACCGTCGTTGTTTACAACAACAACTGTCTGACCTACTCTAATTGCAACCTGAACAACTGCTCCTGAACCAGGCTGTGCAGTTGACCCTGCTGGGTTAAGCACATCGTTTACTTGGAAAACTGCTTCTCCACCTCCAACTACTGCTACAGTTCCACAGCTTACATACTTCGTGTGCAATCTTCCCTGCTCTGCCCATTTAATAAGGTCTGAGTTAGAAGGCATTTCTGCTCCTACCATTCTAATGAATGAAGAAATTGTTCTGTTACCATAACGCTCGAATTCTTTTTCGTATGTGTCTGGTAAGTACTGACTTAAAAAGCTAAAGTCAGTAATATAATTTGATGCCAATGGTGTTTGATGCGAACTTGGTTGCAAATCAAAACCTGGGGCTGCTTGGACTGATCCTGCCATAATTTTACTATTTTTTAATTAATTATTTTCTTTTAATACTCCTTATTTTAAGTCCCTTTCCACTATCAGTGCTTAAAGACTTAAACTGTGTTCCTCCTTTGCTAGTAACCTCAGGCGATCTACGTTCAGACATATTAATGTTTTTTGTCTTACGCATTACATCCTCTGTGGCATTAGATTTACCTTGCTCATAAAAGAACGCAGCAAACTTATCAGGATTCTGTGCAATCGCTACACTCCTATGAAAACCTTTAGAGTCTTTTAAAAGCCCATCATCATCTAGGTATTTGGATGCCCATCCACCAGGATTTAATGCGTTACTTTTTAAATCTTCTAAACTAGACGGAGAAAATGTTATTGTCTCTTCACCCACATTAAATTCAAAACCTTTGAACTCAGGTGTAAATACCTCTAACGTTTTAGAGTCGTAAAACTCTTTCTTTCTTGCAGTCTCTTCATCATATGATTTAGCATTTGCAATATACTGCTTGTAACCATCCATGTCTTCGTCAGATACATTTGAAGCTTGCATTCCACTTGACTCAAGTGGTTGCTTGTACTTCTCTTGCATTCCTTTGAAATAATCTTTGGCTTTAGCAATAGCTTTTTTCTTCTTTAACTTAATTTTTTTTATGTCAGACTCATCGTCTAAGTCTTCGTCAAAAGAATAGTCATCCATTAGGGTTTCTATATCCTCCTCGTCAAGACCATTCTCAGTCGCAACTAAGTAATCCTTAAGTAAAGAATCAGGGTTTGATTCATCAAAGTTTTTTTGTAACTCTACAAAATCTTTAATACCTCTCCCTGTATCTTTTTTATATTTAAAGTAAGCAGCGACATCGTCAGGCAAATCTTCCTGAGTTTCTCGCTCACTCATTAACTCATCAAATGAATTAATTTCTCTGTTATATCTTTTTCCAATATATGAAAGAACGTCTTCTTCTTTTAATTCCGATGGCTCATCTGCTTTTAAAGCTACCTCGTTATTAATAGGTTCAGTATTTAATCCCTCTTCGTGCTTATCTAAAAGCACCTGCTCAACCTCTTGAACTGATTTTTCTTCCCCTAATGTTACTTCTTTTACTGTGATTGCCATATGATTAAATTTAATTATTACAAATGTAAGAAAAAAATACTAGTGTTTTTAAGCACTACCTTGGATCAAACTCTGCAAGGTCAAACCCATCCATACTGTCCTCGTTAGACTCAAAATTTACAGGAGGAAGGTTATTCTTTCTTTGCTGTATTAGTTTTGATTGCTCTGTGTTAGCCTGGCTTATACGTTTAGATTTAGCACCCTCTCGCTGATCTTCTCTTTGAGACAACGCCTCGGATTCTAAACCTCTTAACTGTAAGTTGTAGTTAAACTCTTCCTGCATTAGCTTACTCTTTAACACCGCCTCATTGTTTTGCTTCTCAATCTCGAACGCTATTTCTGCCTGCTTTAACTGCATCTTGCCTTGAATTTCTGCCTGCTGCTGTTGCATAATAAGTTGAGCCTTCATCTCCTGTGACTTTAAAGCCTGCTGCGCCTGCATTGCCTGTGACTGCATTGCTTGCTGTTGCTGTTGTTCTTGGAGTGACTTACGTTTTACTTTTAGTAACTGGTTAGCTAACTTAATGTTTTTTATTTCCCTAATATCAATAGCGTCCTCTAAGTTTATGTCACCCTTAGACAATGCCATCTGTATGTTTTGCTCTAGCTGTGCCTTCTGCTCTTCGTCTGGAGCTATCTCAATAAATATCCCAAAGTCATAGATGTATAGATCTTTTATTTGATCTAAAATACTAACGTTGTATTTCCCAATAGAGTTAACAAAGTCATCCTTAAAGTCTGCGTACTGTAATATGTCCGCAACCCTGTATGTTATTGCCTCCGCTAAGGTTCTGTAAATATACAAAGACGCCTCTAAAATGTGCCTGGTAGCAACATTCGAGTTTAGTGCAGCTAATTTCTGTAACCCTACCAAAGAATTTGGGTCAGGAGTTGATGCGTCTCTTGCTTCATTTAATCCTGTAACCTGCCTAATCATTCCTAGGTAATGGTTGTAGTTTGCAATAAGCATCTGTGTTTTACTAGCACCTGAGCTTGACTGAAGTTCTTTTATTGGAACCTTTCCTTGGTTGTAATCCCCATCTTGGGTATAGCTCCTACCAATAACAGAACCCGTTTGGAAGTATAGCCTTAAAGCATCTTCTGGGTTATAAGCATTACCAGTACCAAGGTCTACCTCATTTAATCCATCAGCATCAATATATACACCGTCTGGTACAACCCTAGAAATAACTTGCTGTAGTTTTAAGTGAGTAATTTGAATTAAGTCAGCAAAAGGAATCATCCTTCTAGTTAAAGATTCAATAACACCCTTATACATCCTTGGCGCTGTAGCCACATAATTTGGAAGTGCGTGTTGCTGGGCAGACTTTGGTCTAACCATATTTTCAGCAAGCTCCCACTTTAGTAAAATATTTGTTCCCATGACCATAATACCCTCGTACCAAACGTCAATGGTTTTTTCCATCTTTTCAAATCGACCCTCTTCCATCATCTCAACAGGAGGATTAAACTGGTCATCTTTTTCAATAACCTTAGTTCCACCATTTTCTAGTATCTTCTTTTTATACACCACTTTTTTTGTGGTCTTATAATTAAAATACATAAGGGTAACAGTGTCTTTATAGAAAATATCATTATCGTAAAACTGAGCCACGTTGTGGTAATCATACCAACTTTGAGAGTATTTAGATATCTCTTCCAAGTCCTCGTTTTTCAAAGACTGGTCAATCTTCATTAACTCAGTAATTGGGAGTGTTTTAATCTCACCCCAGTAGAAACAATCTTTAAATTGAGGATCCTCAGTGTAACTGTAAACAATGTTTGCAGGGTCTACATATTTTATTTCAACACCTGCACCTGGTAAAAACTCATGCTTTGCGCACCCTATACCTAGAACAGTTAAGTCGTAGTCTATTCTTTTTCTTGCGTCGTTGTAGTGGTTTTCAGTAAACACAGTGTTTATAGCTTGCTCCTCAGCAATTTCTATTGCTGGCTTGTACTTAAGCTGCTTATAAAGGTTCAGCTCCTCGTCTGTTTGAGGCAGGTCGTCTGGGTTCATAATAAAAGGATCAGCTCCTGTTTCTCTCTGAACAATTTCTAGTATGTCTTTTGCTGCCGACTGACCCTGTATCATGTCCTGATACTTGCTTCTTTGCGACTGAGACATTGCGTCTTCAGCATATACCTTTACGTCAAACAACCTGTCGTTCATTCCGTTTACCACAACGTCAACAAACTTTGGAATAATAGGAACAGGTGTCCAGTCTAAATTTAGGTAACTTAGGTCACCATCCACCGCAAGTTCATTCTTGTATTTTGCAACCGACTGCTCTCCTCTTGCGTAAAGTCTTAATCTAGAAAAATCTCTCCATTGATTGTAATACCTACATTGTCTTCCATCGCCCTTAAACCATTCGTACTGAATGGCTTGACCTATCTGTAAGCCAAATTCATCTGAAGCTTTTTCTGAATCAGAAACAAACTGACTTGGAAAACCAACAGAAGAGATATTTATTTTTACGTCTTTCATTTATCTAATTATTTCACTACGATTTCCTTTATTCCTATATCTAGCAAAGTTAACAATAATTTTTGATTCTTTTTTTACAGGCTGATACAGGTGTTTCTGACAAGCCATAATAGCCAAACCAGAACTAATTGACGCATCAAACTTGGTCCTGTTGCTTATATCAAATTTAGCCCAGTCTTCTAGTGTCCTACCAAAGGGCATATAACCCATTTCATCTGGACCTATTAAACCCACACGAGATTCAATGTAAGACTCAATAGCTGCCGCATGAGCCTGTTTTACAGACTCACTTGAGTTAGGTATCCCTCCTAGTTCTTTCTCTGTCTTAGAGAGCTTGTTTTTAAGTTTGTCAGGCCTGTTAATACTATACCCCCTATATCCCCTATTCTTGAAGTGATACAAAAGCCTTGGCTTATTGTTCTCCACTAATATAGGCATCCCGTAAAAGACGCAAGCCATAAGAACCTCCTCAAAAAATATTTCTGCAGTCTGCGGTCTGGCAACATACTCCAAAAAAAATTGATTTACTGGAGCGTCATCCATATGAAAATTAGTTAGCCCATGAAGCGCACCGTTAGAAGCACCTCCACCAACAGTACCTGATATACCATAACTGTCACAACCAAAAG